AAAAAAGATGTGTGATAAGTTTCCAAAAGGAGTCCATGTGATTCTTGGAAACCATGATGTTTACTACAAAGATCAAACAGATGTCCATTCTCTAGTAGGATTCAGTGAAGCTCTGGATAACTTTAATATATACGAAACTCCTCAAAAACTAAACGTAAACAACCATAGGGTTTTAATGCTTCCCTGGATAGATTCAGTAGATAGATTTAGGGGGGTAATTGAAAAGTCTAAAAATGTAGATTACATATTCTGCCACGCAGATATAAAGGGAGCAAGCTTGAGTAAAACAACAAAGCTTGATCATGGAGTAGAGTTTAAAGAGTTAAAGGGATATAAGAGAATTTATTCCGGACATATTCACATACGTCAGGATCAGGATAATGTTCTCTACGTAGGTACTCCATATCAAATGGATCGAGGTGATCATGGAAATGTAAAGGGATTCTATGTATTAGACTTAGAAGGAGAAAATATTGAAGAAAGATTCATAGAGAACTCAACCTCTCCTAGATTCCTAAAATTTAACATTCATGATCTGCTTAAGATGGGATTAGACGAGATATCCGAAAGGTTCTCAAATAACTTTATAGACGTTTACATAGATCATGATTTTGCTAAAACCTTTCCAATAACCAGATTTATTGATTTAGTTAAAGACTGCGGGCATAGATCCTTAGAGTTTCAACCATATGCACTTGAGGCTACTCAGGATGAATCAAATCCTGAAATAGAAGTCAACTATGAGTATGACCTATTTGACGTCTTAAGTGAATATCTTAAGTCTAGGGAGATCCCTTCTTACAAATCTAAGGAAATTTACGGAAAGTTTAAAAGCATATATGAAGATCTTAGAAATAATAAACCATACAACGAGTAATGAGGTTTAAGAAGATAATGTGGAAGAACCTGCTCTCTTATGGAAATAAGATCCAGCAGTACGAGTTTAGCGAAACTCCAGAACTAATACTAGTTGAAGGAGAAAATGGATCAGGTAAATCTTCGATCAAAGAGGCCTTAACGGTATCTGCATATGGAAAATCTGCAATTAGAAAAATGAAGGATCTTCCAAATTGGATTAACAAATCTGCTTACACGTATAATGAAATTGAGACATCCAAAGGAGATATAGTAACAGTTGAGCGAGGAATAGATCCTAATTTTACACAGATTAAGATCAACGGCGTAAATCACAATCTGCCCGATAAAAGAAAAGTAGACGAATTCATTGAGGATGAAATACTAGGTCTTAACTTCGCAACCTTCTGTAATACAGTAAGTCTATCATTTGATGACTTTAAATCATTTATAAATCTATCTGCATCCGATAAGAGGAAAATAGTAGATCCAATCTTTGGAATAGACATACTGAGTGAAATGAGATCTAAAGTTAAAGAAGATCTCAGAGACAGCTCTAAGAATTTAGATGCAATAAATCTCTCTATTTCTAAAAACGAGTCCATTTTAGAAAAGTCACTACAACAGCTAAAGGATTTAAGACAAAAAATAAACGAGGACAATTCAGATAAAAAGCAAGATCTAGAATCAAAGATATCACAAGGCAAAATATCTCTAGAATCCAAGAAATCAGAGTTCAATTCCCTTAAAACACAAATTGATGATCTGAATAAGAAGGTAACAGACAGTACGTCTAGCATAGCAAAGTCTAAAGCCAATATCTCTGAATTTGATAAGAAGCTTAAAATATACCAGTCTAACAAATGTCCACACTGTTTAAGTGATTTAACAGGAGAAAGATCCATTTCAATAAAAGAAGCCATTGAAAATAAGAAAAAAGCCGAGAATTCAATCTTGGAAGATCTTAGCACTGGATACAAAGAAATTCTAAAGAAAGTATCTGATTTAAAGGACAAACAAGAAACTGCTAAGTCTGAATTCTATGAAGTAAAGTCAAGCCTAAGCGCTCTTGAGACTAGTCTAGAAAAATTGAATGACGTATCTACAACCAACGAACATGAGGATTCAATTAAGTCTATTATTAAAACTATCAAAGACGATATATCAAATTCAAAGGAGGAATCAAAACAATACTCAGACGAAAAAGAATTATATCAATCTTTAGATGATTTACTTTCTGATTCTGGAATAAAAAGAGTCTTAATTGAAAGAGTAGTCCCACTTCTAAACAATAGAATCTCAGAGATCTCAGAGAGACTTGATTTTAAATTCACCTTCTGTTTTGATAGTGAGTTTAATCCGGTAATTAATCATCTCGGTATGGAAATTTCTCCTGAAAGCCTATCAACGGGTCAGAGAAAGAAGATGAATTTGATTGTCTTGTTATCATTTATTGAACTAATAAAGATGAAACATAATAAGATGAACGTTATGTTCCTAGACGAGATATTTAGCGGGTTAGATAAGTTAAACGTCTATAAAGCAATAGAAATTCTCAGAGAATACGCTGATAGATACAACATGTCAATATTCGTAGTATCACATGAATCCCTTCCCGAGGAATTCTTCGACAAGAAGATACAGGTTTCTATGCCGAATCATTTCTCAGAAATGAATATAGTAGAAACAAGTAGATCTGAAGCAATCTAAAACCGGATTGCCCGTTTTTAGTATAATCTTACATAAAGTCAGCTAATATGCGCATATACTCCGGAGAATCATTTTCAGAAGTTTACGAACAGAGTCTAAGAGACTTACATACTAATCCTGAATATACCTCTAATCCAAGAGGTCTTAACATCAAGGAAAATCTTGGCGTAGCTCTAGAGATCTTAGATCCTCTATCATGTTTATATGATAATTCAAGAAGAGGATCACAAAGCAAGTATATTGCAGCCGAGTTAATTTGGTATTTTCTAGGCAGGAATGACGTCGAGTTCATTAAAAAATTCGCCTCATTTTGGGAGAGTATTCAAAATGAGGATGGAACAGTAAACTCATCCTACGGATACTTATTGTTCAAGAATTTGAATAGATTTGGATTTAGTCAGTATCAATGGGCAATCAACTGCCTGAAAAATGATCTAGACTCTAGGCAAGCAATTATGCACTTTAATTTACCACAACACCAATACGTCGGAAATAAAGATTTTGTTTGTACTATGTATGGAATCTGGCAAATCAGAGACTATAAGCTAAATTTAACAATTCACATGAGATCCAATGATGCAATTCTAGGTACTCCAACCGATATTGCATTCTTTACTGTCTTACAACAACAAGCTCTCAATCATCTTAGATATTATCATCCTGGATTAAAGCTCGGTAGTTATACTCACATAGTAGATTCATATCATGTGTATGAAAGAAACTTTAATCTAGTATCTGAAATGCTAGAAAACGAGTTTAAACCTGTTAAAATTCCAACTCTATCTAAGAATCTGATTTCTCACGATGGATCTCCATCGACTGATCTAAAAATATTAAGTGATCACATGGAATCTGGCTTTTCAACTGAAGACAAATTAATGTCATGGATTTCAAAAAGCATAAATAAATAAAATGGAAGGTTTTAAAGTAGTATTAGCATTTATAGCGGCATTAATATCATGGGTATTAAATCAATTCATAATATCGATACTTGCTTGGTTAGCCTATAAGCTATTTGTAATAAGCTTGATTGGAATAGAGATCAGCCTAGTTAATTGGTTCGGCATAATCTTAATATCTTCTTGTATTCTACCATCAGGTAGAATTATTAAACATAAACCTAATAAACCAGAAAGTAAAGAAGATAAATTCAATATTTATGGTAGAGGATAAGGAACTAAAAAGACATATAACCTACTTAAAGATGGCCAGCGAATGGTCATCTAATTCTTGTTGTAAAAGAAAAAAAGTAGGAGCTCTTATCGTAAAAGGTAACATGATTATATCAGATGGATATAATGGGACACCTAGCGGATTTCCGAATGATTGTGAGGACATGAACGGAGATACTCAATGGTATGTATTACATGCTGAGGCAAATGCAATTACAAAGCTGGCCAAATCTACCCAAGATTCTAATGGATCTACTTTATATCTTACTCTTTCTCCATGTAGGGACTGTAGTAAGCTAATAATTCAATCTGGCATAAAGAGAGTAATATACAAAGAAGAATATAGAGACCTTGACGGTCTAAAAATACTAAAGGAGGCAGGAGTGTCCCTCCTAAAGCTAGATTATGGAAGAAACTAATAGAGAGCTAAATGTTGTATTCATAAGAGAATTTAGAAGCTTTACCTCAATTTATTCCAAAAAAGGTAAGGAGGACTATATTTTGAACGTGAACAAGATCATCAAGGATAAGTTTAATTCAAAGTTTATTGTTCCTAATAAGGTCCAATCGTTTCTTATAAATTACGAGATTAAGAAACTTCTAGATAAGGCAATATACATAAAGAATGAGAAATATAAGAATATCATATATCTCAATTCTAATATCTCTATCAGCACTATTAGAAACGCCATTCACTTCATAGATAATGAATATTATCCAATAGCGTTTAATTACGAATTAATTGAGCCAAAGGAATTTGATGGCGATGGATTAGATATGGTGGAAGGTCTTAGTATAACCAGACTAGATTAAGAGTTCATAATGAAGCTCTTAAAGCTCTGACACTTTCCTTCATCTACTCTAGATTCTCCAATCTCTACCATTCCTATACCAACATTGTTATAAGGATCTGGATAGTTATAAGGATTCTTTCCAGCTTCTTGCTTGTGAACTAGATCTCCCCCCATTGCTTTATAAGTTGGATTAAAAACCTGATTTCCAAAAGCCTCGTCTCTTTTAACAACTCTTTGGAAGTCTTGTAATTTTCTGTCCTTATTCACAAACTTACCTTTTCCATCCTTTAAGGGCTCAGCTGAACTGGGTCCACCGAATGCTGGCTTCTTAAGATTCATATAATCGTCGAAGTTGTGAACGTCTTTTCTATGTACATTAAACATTTCCATTTCTTCTAAAGATTATTTTAAACTTCTATTTGTCCAACTCTGGTTTCTCTGTAAGTATCAGCAGTGAAGGTAGCATCGATTTGGTAAATACCATCTCCAGTGTAATCTAAATTCATAGCAGGTAGTGGCTCTTTCAAGAAAGCTGGAGAGAATCTATATTCTCTGAAAATATCACCAGCTTTATTGAAGATTCCTAAATAGATCTCTCCAACATAGTCTCTCTTAAGACCTTGTCTACCAGTTAAAGGATCATATATAAGATCTCCCCAACCTCTTAATGTATTATAGACATACATATTATTCTCATCATTTAAGTTGACTTCAAAGGTAACCTTTAAGTTGTCTACTAAAGTATTGTTAGGCGTTGCCTTAGCATACGCTCTTTTAGCAAACTTATATGATTGAGTAGTGGTTCCGCTTGTTAAGAACTCAGGAAGTCCTGAAACTTTAAGAACTTGCTCTACTAGTAAGTCTACATTTTCTGTGATAGCAGCAGGTGGAGTAATAATAAGCTCGAACTGGTTTAAGAAAACCGGCTCATAATATCCTGTTGCTGCTTGTGAATTATCCCAATGTGGTAATCCTGCCATTTTAATTAGATTATTTTAATTATTTATTTGCTCGTTGTCTAAACTTTCATCAGAATCTAATTCTTCACCTCTAGAAAATATGTTTTCTATATTAGCCGTAACATGACTTGAGAGATTATTAGATCTTCTTGAGAATGTTTCAACATCTACCCTATCTCCACTAAACGATATCGATACAGAAGGAATTATAGTCTGGAAAATTTGATCCCATTTATTTTCTATCTGATCGTATTCCATAATCTTCGATATTGTAGGATTAGAACTCATGTTTAGATCCTGATTTACGCCATTTCCATTAACGTTGACGTTGAATGATTCCCAGCTTTTAACTGGTTTACCATCCATTTGATCTACTAGACCTGTTGATATTTTCATAACAATCGACGGAGACCCAGAATCTATTCCGGATGATGATACTTCTCTTAGTACGACATGATCGGTCGTAAAACTAATATCAAATTCAGTTCCATCAAAATACTTGTGAGTTACTTCGTTTTCGTTACTAGAATTATCATTAAGCTCTGCTGAATACTCAGGACTAAGTATTCTCTTGATCGCCTTAGACGCTAGATCAAATTTTCTCTTAAGTATATTTACTTCTGAAAGTATATAATAAACAGAAGAGGCTTCTCCACTCTTGTAATTCAAGTCAGGAAAAACCTCTACTGTGTGTAATCTGGTCTTTATGTTGTTTTGGTCGAATACGGTATTACCGTCCTTTATCTTCCATGAGATATCATGACTTAATACGGCTTGAAAGATTACTCCTCCATCCTTTGCACTAGTTTCCTCGAAATATCCTTCATATATCTCATTATACATTCGGCGATATCAATCTTTTTTCTTTTCTAGATTATCTCGAGTTCTAGTGTAATTCTTCCAAAGTTCGTTGTAAATATTGCAAGATGCTCCAAGAAAGTTTATGATTCCAACAAATTTTTGCTTCTTCTCTCCATCCATTCTGGCAACCTTTGATCCAATCTTCTTTGCATCATTAACGGTTAGCTCTTCGGAAGGCTTCTTTCCAACGAGCTTCTTAAGATCGCCCTTCTTTTCAAGAAGAGCAAAATCCTTGAAACTTTCGATTGCTCTTGACATAGGGAATCTAATTATTTTCCTTTAGCAGCGCTCTTCTTTTTAACGTTACTTAAGTGTTGCTTAGTAAAACGATCAATGTGAGGAGTTCCTTTTCCTTTAATAGGATCAGCAGCTAAGTCTTGGCTTACTTTAGATCCAGTCTTAGCGTCTTTATTTGCAACATTACCTTTTCCGCTATAGCCTTTGCTAGCATTTTTAAATACTGACATAAACTGATTGTAGTTCATCACAGGGTTCTTCATCTGAATTAGATTTTTTATTATTTATCTTTACTCGACTCACCTTTTTTAGTATTTTAATATTGTAATCCTTAATATTGAAAATTATGAAGTCATTAACAGCAATTATACTATCGATCTTTGTATCTAGTAGCCTTTTTGCTCAAATCGATACTACCAAGTCTAATAATATCGTATCAGATATTATGTTTGCATCAGATACTGAGTTATCAGACCTCTTTGATCAAGATTTTAAGCTAAAGCTTTCAATTAATTCATGCTTAGAAGGTTCAATGACTGATGTAACGAGATCTCAAGACCCTCTTGAAATAGTTAAGAAGCTTAAGGGAGTAATTAAAGACAACGTAGGATCTAATGCCACTTTACATAAAATGTGGACAGTTGATTTTGAATACTGGCATGATTATCCACTGGTTACGATATTTATCCTTGAGGATGAATATGGAAATAGAGTGGAAGTCAATGTTATGACAACTAATGACTATAAAATAAGATCTGTAACGATATACTCTAAGAATTGTGCACGAATCTATGGAATATAAAAAAGCCCGATTAATCGGGCTTTTTTATATTATATTCGTAAATGCTAATTAACCCAGTTGGTCTAGTATATATTTAGCGTTTTTCTTATAGCTAGCTTCTTTTAGCCAC